TCGGGTACATGGGGTTTGACCAGAAGGCGCTGATGGGTGTTGGCGCGATCGATTTTGAGAGTGGAGACCCGTTCTACTGCTTCCCCGACCCGAACGCGCGGGAGGTCAACGACAAGCGCGGAAAGTTCTTTATCTACGCCGAGCCGGTAGATGTGGATATTCTCAAGGCCGAGTACCCAGAGCACAAGGACCACTTCAAGCCAGACCTGATGGACCTGATCGCAGGGGATAAGACGGACCTGGGCGAGATCAAGTTCAAGTCTCCGGTTGACACGAAGACGCCCATGGAGGGCTCCTCCACTCACGAAGCGGACGGAAAGAACCAAAGCCTTAAAATCACGGCTTACATCAAATCGGATGAGTTCTTCGAGGAGGAAACGAAGGAACTAGACGAGGTCGGCGTGGAGCAGACCAAGTTTATCCAGAAGCTCAAGTACCCTAACGGGCGCAAAGTTGTCATTGCCGGCGGGGTGCTGTGCGAGGACGGCCCGCAGCAGTTTGAGGACGGGCTATTTCCTTATGCCCGGCTTGTGAACTACATTCTCCCCCGTGAGTTTTGGGGAATGAGCGAAGTTGAGCAGCTCGAGAGCCCGCAGAAGATCTTCAACAAGCTCGTGAGCTACGCGCTTGACGTGCTTACTCTCATGGGGAATCCCGTGTGGAAGGTGGGCACTGGATCCGGGGTAGACACTGACAACCTGTTCAACCGGCCCGGGCTTATCATCGAGGCCGATGACATCAGCCAGGTCCAGCGCGAGGAGGGCGTCCAGCTCCAGCCGTACGTGCTCCAACTCATCGACCGCATGGCGAACTGGTTCGACGGTATCTCTGGCGCGAACGATGTTACCCGGGGGGTTCGACCGGAGGGCGTGACCGCAGCATCTGCCATATCGAACCTTCAAGAAGCCGCTCAAACCAGACTCAGGCAGAAGTCTCGGAATATCGACGCGTACCTTCAGGCACTGGGCCAGCTATACAAGAACCGAGTGTTTCAGTTTTACTCAGCCCCGCGTATCATCCGGCTCACGAACGACCAAAACGCGCAGAAGTATTTTAAGTTTCACATTGAGAACGTGGACATGGAGGATGGAACTAAAGTCAAGCAAGCCACGGTCAGGCCCTACGTTCAGGATGAGCAAGGCGGGTTTCAGGAGTCCCTAGAGGCGAAGCAATACATCCTCAAGGGTGACTTTGACGTGAAAGTTTCCACGGGTTCAAGCCTGCCGTTTGCGAAGACGGAGAAGGCCAACCTCGCGTTTAAGCTCGCGGAGATTGGAGCGATTGACGAACTCGAACTCCTGAAGTCCGTCGACTTCCCGAACGCCGAAGCGGTCTGGCAGAGGGTGGAGCAACGCAACGCACAGAAAGCACAAGCACAGGCCGCAGCCAAAGCGCCCCCTCCCGCGGCCTAAAAAAACGTGGTATAATTTTTCGTAGCTGCTATCATTCGAATAACTTACAGCCTCCTCTAAATTAACCCATCCACAAATTACAGATCCAACCCACACAGGCGCTTAGCGCCGTTGGAGTCTGCACATGATGGAAATGAAGGGCATGCCAGCCGAAGCGCCGGCGCCGCAACAGCCAGAGCAGCCCGCTCAAGGCGGTGCGTCTCAGCTCGTTTCGGATATTCACGACAAAATGTCAAAGCTCATGGGCGCGGTTTCGCAGTCCGGTGCCGTGGATGAATCCGATAAAGCAAAACTCGCGCAAGTGATTCAGCAATACGAGGCATTCGTTAACGGACTCGGCGGCGCTAAGCAGCCCGCAGCACCTGCCTCTGGCAACGTGCCAATGGAAGCCGGCGCCGCAAACGTCAGGCAGGCAATGTAATTCATGGGCCTACAGAACGACGAGCCGACAGGCCAAATTAATGACATTGATGCGGATCAACTTCTAAATGACATTGAAGGCGGAGGGAACCGTGATATCCCCATGTCCGCTGGGCAGGAAGGGGCGCCGGAAACACCGACGACCCCGAACACACCTGCCCAAACTTTGAGCGATCTCGAGTTTGAAGCGGGCGGGAAACCCATCAAGGTCCCCTACTCCGATCCGCGCGTCAAGCAGTGGGCATCGCAGGGCTACGACTACGCGCAAAAGATGGCTGCATTCAAGGCAGAGCAGCAGGGTCTAGCAGCGCAGCGGCAGAAGTACGAGCAGGATTACGCCCCGTACAAAACCATTGACGAATACGCGAAGCAGAACCCTGAATGGTGGGCTCAGGTGGAGTCCGCATTCCAAGCAAAAGATACGGCCAAGGAATCGGGCGCGGAAGTGCCCTCATGGGTCAAAGAAAAGTTAGATCAGGCAACTCAATTTATCGATGAATTCAAATCACAGAAGGCCGAAGAGCAGCGGAAGACGGAAGACAAGGCACTCGATGAGGAGATCCAGTCCATTCGGAAGCAATATCCGAATTTAGACTGGGACGCCCTGGACGAACGAGGACAATCCCTTGAAAAGCGGGTTCTACAGCACGCGATCGACAGCGAGATCAAGAGCTTCAGGACTGCATTTCGAGATTACAACCACGACAGCCTTTTGAAGCTTCACGAAGAGCGCGGCAAGGAAGCAGTTAACAAAGAACTCCAGAAGCGGACGAAGGCGGGAATTATCGGTGAATCACCGACCTCCAAAAAAGGCATTCAGCCAGCCGAAGGAGTCAAGAACAAATCTTACAACGACATCGAACGCGAGATCCGAGAGGAACTCGGAATCGCTTGATGATCGTTCGGGGGTAATATGGCTTTAACGTATGATCAAATTTCTGCGATCACGCAGAAAAAGTTCATTCCTAAGCTGTACGACGCGGTGTTCGACTCCAACCCTCTTCTCCAGAGAGCTAAAAAGAAGTTCTACGAGAAGGTGGACGGCGGCGAGCGCATTGTTGTACCGCTCAACTATGCTCAGGTGACTTCGAGTGGCTGGTACACTGGTTCGGAAACGCTCCAGACGACCGATAACGAGATCATCACGGCGGCTGAGTACACCTGGAAACAGCTGTACGCGAATATCAGCATCAATCGCATTGATGAGCTGAAAAACTCGGGCGACTCTCAGATTTTGAGCCTTGTGAAAAACAAGGTGAAGATCGCCGAGAAGACCATGGACGACAAGCTCGGTACCGGCCTTTATTCGGACGGCACTGACTCTAAATCCATTGTTGGCTTGCGCGACATCGTCGCCGTCGATCAGACGGTTGGCGGTATTTCGCAGACCAGCTATTCATGGTGGCAGGCGCAGGTGGACTCAACCACCACGACCCTTTCCATCGCAGCCATGCAGAGCCGCGATAACGCGTGTACTGTTAACAACGATGCGCCGACCCTCATCATCACGACGCGCACGCTGTATAACTCGTACTACGGGTTGCTCCAGCCGCAGCAGCGGTTCATGGACAGCGAAACGGTCAAGGGCGGGTTTAGTTCTCTGATGTTCAACGGTAAGCCCGTGATCGCGGACAGCTACTGCCCGGCCAGTAACATGTTCTTCTTGAACGAGAACTATCTGCACCTCTTCGTCCACAAAGACGAGGACATGCGGTTCGAACCGTTCATGAAGCCCATCAACCAGAATGTGAAGGTCGCCAAGATCTTCTGGGCTGGCGCACTGGGTTCGTCCAATAACCGCCTGCATGGTCGCTTGTCGGCCACCACGGCATAAGGAGGGAGATCACAATGAGCTATCAAGGTGTTGCTCCTATTCTGTTTGACTCGGTTTCGATGGTTACCGCGGTTCCCACGGTGGCCTTGGGTACTGAGCGCATCGAGTCTGGCGAGAAGTACGTGTATGTCTACAACTGCGGTGGAAGCACCGCGGGCGTGGCGTGCGGCATGACTCGTCCGATCTCGGCGTTTGCTGGCATGTATTCGGGTTCGGTTTCTGCCGTATCCGGCGACATGTGCCTCGGCTTTGTCAAGCACGTCGCTATCCCGTCCGGTGAATATGGCTGGGCCCTCACACGAGGGCTTCTGACCATTACCGTGGCGTCTAGCGCGTCTGACCAGGCCGCAGGAGTCAAGGGCGTAGGCCCCCTTGGCGTTGGCGCTTGCACCATTGCAGCCGGAATGTTCCCCGTTGGGGAGCTGACGACTGCGATCGTGAGCGGCAACAGCGGGCTGTTGCGCGTTAATCTGCCTTAATTGGCATGGGCCGGGGGCTCCACGGACGGGGCTCCCGGCTTTTAACTTGGAGAAATTAAAGTGAGTCGAAGGGCTGAAATTTTACTCGAATATCAAAATTATATTGAAGCGCCTCCGGTGCAACCGGCGCAATTGTATGCACAGGCGTCGAGCTCTGACGGTGTCACAGTGAATCACTGGGCCAAGATCTGGACGAAGAACATCAAGGCGAACAAAGCCAAGTTTGGCAGCTTCAAGGAACACTCGATCGGGAAGCTATGGGGAACCCTGACCCACATGCCGGCGATTGTGGCCGGAGCCGGACCATCGCTTAAGGTGAACGGCGCGCTTCTTAAAGACCGCAATGGAATGGCGCTGATTAGCTGTCTCCACAACTACCATTTTTTTGAAGATCAGGGCATTAGCCCGGATTTCTATGTAACGCTCGACGCCGGTCCTGTGGTGATCGAAGAGGTGAGCGAGGGCGGAAGTAAGACCCCAGAGGAGTACTGGGCCAGCACGAAGGGGAAAAAGCTACTGGCTTTCATCGGAACGGATCCGGCTCTCTTCGACAAGTGGCAGGGAGAGGTTTATTTCTTCAACGCGCCCGTTCCCGATACCGCATACATGAAGGAGCTTGAGGCGATCGAGCCGTTCCATGTGTACGTGTCTAGCGGAGGGAACGTGCTTGGCGCGTGTCTCTACATCGCCAAGGGCATTCTCGGGGCTTGCACCACTGCGTTTGTGGGCGCCGACTTCGCATTTTCATACGACAAGAAGTTTCACGGCTGGGACTCTAAATACGACGCATCTCTTGGGTACGTGCTGAAGGCAATCGACGTGTACGGCAACAAGGTGTTGACCTGGCAGAGCTACGCAAATTTCAAGGCATGGTTTGACTGGGTGGCCGTGAAGATTCCCGGGATTTACATTAACTGCACCGAGGGCGGGACGTTCGGAGCATATCCGGACGGCAATATCATGGCCGTGCGGCAACTGGAACTTAAAGACTTTTTGAGAATGCACAACTTACACGAAGAACTCCGTGGTCAGTGCGAGTACCCGGAAACGGGCGAAAAAAAGGTTTTATTCTAGGGGGATTTTATGGCTTTTACGGTCAATAAAGAAATGTCTGTTTTCGGAAACAAGCGGGTGGTTTTGATCTCTTGCAGTGTCGACTCCGCCAGCGGCAACGTGGATACCGGGCTGTCCGTCATCGACGGGTTTTCGTTGTCGGTCGTCTCGGGCGTGTCTGCCGGTATCACCGCGCGGCAGAACGTGGGATCGGGCGCAACGGCTCGAAACGGTATCTTGAACATCAACTCTGCGACAAGCGGCGACTCGATGTTCATCGTCGTTTTCGGGCGGTAACATGGGTTACGGCGTACACAGCGTCTTTTCAAAAACCCTTGCCGGTGGAGCAAGCCAAACCACCCTGCCGTTCAATGTGGAGCGCGCATACGACCACATGTACCTTCAGGTGGCAACGATGGCGTCGGTGGCAAACATCTCTCTTGATGTTTCTGCGGACGGCGGAGAAACGTATTACCAGCTCCGGCATACACCTCCATTTGCAACGGCAACCGTTACGGTCCCAACGTTCATCGTGGCGGCTACGGCTGCGGCAAACGGTGCAATGGTCCCGATCCCGACAGGATTTCGTCATTTTCGCGTAGTAGTTGACTCGGCACCAACGGCCGCAGTCGGATTTAAAGTCATTTGCGGAGCATAACCAAGGAGAAATAGATGCAAGTTAAAGTTTGGAACGACAATATACACCCATACAGTGAACAGTTCAGAGACACCCTGATTAAGATTCCCGCGAAGGGGTTCATCCTCATGGAAGCTGGGGAAGCCCTGTTGTTCAAGGGGACTTTTGCGCCGATCAAGGTGGATGCGGACGGCAACCCCATCCCCGAGGGCTTTAAAATGATCCGCGTAGAAGAGACTGCGGCCGAAGTCGACGCGCCCAAGGTTTCCAAGGAACCCACGTGTCAGGCTTGCGGCTATAAGGCAGCGTCCGAAAAGGATCTCTCCGAACATGTCGAAGCGAACCACAAACATCAGATGGTAGTGGACGAAGACGCGGAGCGAGAAATCGCCAAGCGGAAATCCACATCCAGAAAAGCGGGCTAACCCCCGGAAGGGGTAACGGATGACCCCAGCACAAGTAGAATCGGCAGCAAGGCGGCGACACAACGCCGAGGGCAGCTCGTTTTGGAGTCAAGACGAGGTGTTTAAGCTCATCTACGAGGCCGAGCTGATCCTTGCCACTGAGGCGAACGTAATTGAGGGTGTCGACTCGAGCACATCCACAGTTATCGGAACCCAGGGGTATGCCAGGCCCACCGGATGCATCGGTGTGAAGCGGCTTGAGTACAACGGGACCAAGCTTAAGCCGATCAACATGCGCGAGGACGACGCGGTAACCCTGAATAACTCCGCAACGACATCCACGGGAACCCCTCAGTATTATTTCGAGTGGAACGACACCGTTTATCTGCGGCCGATCCCGGATGCGGTTCAAGTGCTCAAGTTTTATCAGTACGAAGAGCCCACGTTGTTGACCACCGCATCCACCGCGCTAAGCGTTCCCTCCCGGTGCCACATGCGGCTCGTTGATTATGTGGTTGCTGAGATGAAGGCGAAGGACGATGACCTGGCCGCAGCCCAGAAATATTGGGACAAGTTCTACGATTACGTGAAAAAAGAAAAAGCATTTACGGCAAAGAGAAAGCGGACTGACGGGTTCGCAACGGTGAAGGACGAAGAGTCCTTGGCCGAAACATTCCTCGGGGCGGTATGAAGGGCGGACGCTTCAAACGGGTATATCCTGACGAGGGCTGGTTGCTCCTGGATGGGGGCTTAAATACCAAGTTCTCTCGTACGATCATCAACGATAACGAGTCTCCGGATTGCGCCAACGTCGTGTTTACCAACGGAGCGGTGGAAACGCGCCAAGGCGTTGTAAAGCTGAATGCCACGGCGATAGGGTCGTTCGTCGGAGATGGCCTCTATACACGAAGGGATGACGCAGGGGCTGAAACCATGGTTGCGTTTGCGGGCGGGACCATGTGGCAACTTGGGGTTTCGACGTTCTCCACGGTCCCAAGCGCGCAATCGGTTTTCACGGCCGGAGCAAGGGTTGCAGCGACTCAGTACGAGAATTACATGTTTATGGGGAACGGCGGAGTCATCCCCTATAAGTGGAATGGAGCAGAGTTTACCCGGCACGGCGTGTATCCGCCTACGGTCACTTGCACGGTTGCGTCTCAGGCGACAGGCTCTCTCACGGGTGCGTATCAGTACAAGATGACGTGCGTAAATAGTAACCTCGTGGAAAGCGACGTCGGCCCAGTGGCAGCGACATTTACCGCGGCGAGCGCTACCATTAGGGTTACAATTCCCACGTTTGCAGCCAGCTTCGGCGTCAATCAGCGCAGGCTTTACCGCACGGAGGCGGGTGGGTCGGCGTTTAAGCGCGTAATTACGGTCGAAAACAACACAGACGCCACATATGACGACAACATTGCAGACGGATCTCTCGGCGTTACCGCCCCGACCGATAACGGACTACCGCCGCTCTACTCGACATGCTGTTACCATCAGAACCGACTGTTCACCAACGACCCGGCAAACCCGAACTATCTCAAGTGGTCTAATCTGAACGATCCGTACACGTTTGCTAGCACGAACTTTTACAAAGTCGGAGACGGCGCGAGCGATACCGTCAAAACCGTCTCAGTTTATGGAGACTCCATTCTGATCGGCTGTGAAAAATCGAAAATCCTGGTTTACATGCCCGATACCGACTCAGCAAATTGGAAATATATCCGGGTAAAATCTCAGTTTGGCACAAAATCACCATTCTGCTTCATCGACTACAACAATAAGCAGCTATTCGCGGCGGTTCAAAACGACAAATTCGCAGGTTTTGCGGCGATTTCAGGGGATTCGATCGCACCCTCGGCAACCCTGCTGACTGTGTCGACCGCAGGCAGCTTACTGCAAAGTGATCGTATTGAAACCGACATGTTCAACGTGCAGGAAACGTATCTAGGAAATGTTTCCGGGATCGTCTTTAAAAACAAGGCGTGGATTTCCGTCACGTATGGCAGCGGCGCGACCCAGAACAACAGAATTTACCAAATGGACTTCTCAGCCAGCAACCTCGCCAAAGATCAAAGCGAGTCGTGGGTGCCATTCACCGGCTTGAGTGCTGCGCAGTTTACCATTTACGACGGGGAGCTCTATTTCATCAGCTCGACGGCAAACGGGTTCGTGTATCAGTGCGAAAGCGGCACATACGCCGACGCGGGCGCAGCGATTGACAGCTATTTCTGGACCAAGGAGTTCGGCGGCTACAAACAAGACATTCCGTTTCATAAAGATTTCCGGTTTGCAAACGTGCTCGTGGACAAGCCCGGAAGCTACTACATGGATATCGGATACCGCGTGGACTCGGACAGTAGCGATGGGACAACCCAACAAGTTAGCCTCGACCCAGGCGGGTCAACGTGGGGTGTAATGGTGTGGGGTACCGACACATGGGGCGGTGGCAGTAGCCAGGAAGACAAAACCATTGACCTCGGGACCACTAGCGGCAAGCGCATTCAATTTATGTTCTCTAATCAAAATACAGCGAATCAGAAGTTTAAAGTTCATGGGTTGACGTTCACATACAACGTGAAGGGCCAAAGGTGAGACTATGCCGGTAGGAACGATGGGACAGAAGGCGCCGAATGTGTTTGATGCGGCAAGAAGACGAGCGGAACAGTCGTCAACCATGGATGCGCAGAAAAATTCGGAGGCACTTCAACGGCGGTTTGCCTCCCTAGGGGCTTCAAACTCTGGAGCCGCAATAAAAGCAGAGCAGACCGCGCGAGATGAGTCGGTGGCAAAACGCGAAAGCGCCATGGAGAATATCAACGCCGCAGAGGCGCAGGACATAGCCCAAAAAGAAGAGCGACAGGTTGACCGAGATTTCCAGGCGCAACAGGCAAAGGTGGGAAGAGAATTCCAAGCGGGAGAGACTGAGTTGCAACGCGGGTTCCAGCGCGAGCAGTCGGGAATAGACCGCGCGTTTCAAGACAAGGTCTTCAGTTTCGACAAGGAATCGAAACTGAAGCAGCTTGACCTATCATTCCAGCAGCTCGACCTCGCAAAATCGGAGTCTGACTTTAATCGCAGGATGGCGGAGCGCACACAGGGTTGGAACGAAGACAATCAAGGCGGGTTCTTCGGGGCCGGCGGGACTTTGGGATTGGGATTGGGATTTTAAGGAGGGGAATATGTCGGCAATGCAGAGGGCAATGGGGCAGGCGCCAAAAGGCGAGATTTTTCGTTCTGGGTTCAACCCAGGGACTCTTGCTGCGGCAGGAACCATGAGTCGTCCGGACAGTCCTGCGGCGCAGGTGTTGGGAATCGGAAAGGCACTAATGGGTGCTGGAGGCGCCTCGGGAGCCTCCCAGGTCGGCGGCGGAGGTGTTCCACTCTCCCCAGACGAAAATCCGTTTATGCGCAGGATGCAGACGATGAACAAACCGAAGATGAGCCTCGGCTAAGGAGCGATCATGGGTATCAACGTTCCGCAAATGATTCAGAAAAAGTCCGGGATGAGTGTACTCGGGGATACCCTCGGAGTCGTAAAGACCGGCATGGAGCTATATCAGGGAGCCAAGGAGGCCAGCCGGAAGAGCGAGGAGTACGGGCGCCTTGAGGCCATCCGAAAGCGTGCCGAAGACCCGGCCAGCGACGAAAGCAGGGCGGCGCGTGAAGAGTATTCCAAGATCACGGGTAGCCCGATCGCGGAATCAGTTTCCAGAGAAACCCTCGAAAAGAAGTTCGGGCCGCTGGCGAACTACACACAGAAGCAATACGAGAACAAGCTCGGAATTGAAAAGGACTCCGCAAAGGAGCGAGAAAACCGAAGGACTGAACTCGCGAAGTTGGGCCAAAAAGGGGCGCTGCCTCCAAAGGGTGGGGAATTCATTATTAACCCACTGACCGGAGAGAAAGAGCTTGTAGCAAAGTTAACAGATGCCCAGTTATTGTCAGGCGGTTTCGCAAAGCGCTTGGAACAAGCCGAAGGAAACCTGCGCGGAAGAGCCGAGGGCGGATATGATCCCACGACCGCTGGCGAGTCAATCCAGCGGAGCGGTCTGTTTCCTGAGATCTTGCGCGGAGAAAACTCTAAACTACAGCAGCAGGACGAGCGGAACTTCGTGTCTGCCGTGCTCAGAAAAGAGTCCGGCGCCGCAATTACACCGTCCGAATATCAAACCGAGGGGGACAAGTATTTTCCAAGGGCCGGAGACACCCCCGCAGTGGTCGCACAAAAGGAAGCATCCAGGGCGCAGGCGATTGAGAACATGAAAGCATCAGCCGGTGGTGCATACTCTCGTGTTCCTTCCGTTGAAACTGCGGCCATACGCGGGCCATACAACAGGGGTGGAGAGAAACTGATAAACGAAGCCCACGCAGGGGACATGCCATCATTCACGGCTGAAGACCTTGCTGCATTGAGTGCGGCTAAGGAGCGAATTGCAAGAAATCCATCTGACAAGGTTGCCAGAAGAGCGCTGGACCAGCTTAATGCAAAGGGGCTTAAATAATGGCATTCGATTTGGACGCATATGTAGCCAAGAACGACAAGCCGACGTTTGATCTGGACGCGTATGTTGCGAAAAACGAAAAACCGACAAAAAAAGAGGGCGCAGGGATGGCCGCGCTCGAATCGTATGGTAACGCCGCAACGCTGGGTTACCTTCCGCAGCTTCAGGCGCTGACAGAAAAGCTGTTACCGAACCCAGGCGCCAAGGTTGATGCCGACCTTCGTGCCAAGGGCGCGACACTTCCTGGGGATAAAAGCTACGTTGAATTGCGGGATGAGAACATCGCCCGTCATGATCAGCAGAAAAAGGACTTCCCGAAGGCAACGACTGCGGGGACAATGGCCGGCATCGGCGCGACTGCATTAGCCGGCGGAGTGCTCGGTGGAGTTGCCAAGGGGGCAAATACGGCTGCCCGGACGTGGAACGCAGCGAAGACAGGCGCCACACTCGGCGCTGTAGCCAATCCTGGCGACACAGAGGGTGAGTTAAGTCCGATTCAACCCGGAGACAGGGCCAAGAACGCCGCACTGGGCGCAACGGTTGGCGCGGCCGTCCAGGGCGGCGCAGAGACACTTGGGCCACTTGCGAAGAGTGTTGCCGAGTGGATTAAGGTTAAGGCGGCACAGAAGGCGACCAGGGCGCTGGGAAGGGCTACGCCCACCCAGACGGCCAAGATGAACGCCACGGGGCAGACAGAGGCCATCGGGCGAACGTTACTGGATGAGGGCGCAATTCCAGTTCTAGGAACCCCCGGAAGAATTGCAAAGCGGGTTGACGCGCTTCAGGAAAAAGCAGGAGAGCGGGTGGGCCAGCTTCTCGATGAGGTTGACGCTCAAACAGTTCAGTTTACGCCCATTAAAATCACAAAGCCCCGGGGCGGGGTTGTGGCACAGGAAGAAATTCAAGCCACGCCAGTCAGATTTGATGAAAACCCAGTAAAGCAGTCGATGCCCTGGCTCCGCGACGCAGACGCACCCCCAGTGCTTGTGCGGGGCGAGGCTCAGCCAATCCAGGGGAGGTTGCTGGAAAAATCCCCGTTCAAGATTACCCGCGGAGAAGTTAAGACGGTCCCGCTTGCAGACGTGGACGCCCAAAAGCTCGCGAACAAGATTTTAAAATCAGAAGAGTTTTCGGCCATGAAGACGACCCCGGGAATGGAGGGCACCGCGGCGGCCATTGAAAAACAGGTCACAACACTCGCGGCGAACGGTCGCCTAACCCTTCGTGAGGCTCAAAAGCTCCGGCAGCGCATAGACAAGTCGATCAACTTCAACAAGACAGTTCCAGAGATGCGCGGGGCCCAAGAGGGGCTTTACATGCAGCGGAAGGCCCTCGCAAACGAAATGAACGATGCGGTTAATCGGGTTGGGGCTGGAAACGATGCCCTAAAGCAGGCCAATAGATCATACGGGAACTTAGCAGAAGCCGATACCATTCTAAATAAAGAGCTAGCCAGAAATCAGACAAATCATGCGGTGAGTCTGACAGACACAATAGCGGGTGGGTCTGGGCTCGTGCTTGGTGACACCCCCGAAGAAAAAGCGGCATACGGGCTTCTGTTTGGCCTTATGAATAAGGGCAAGCGCAGCTTTGGCAACGCAATGGCGGCCCGCGGACTGAATGCGACAAGCAAGCTTGTTGCGAAGGTTCCCGCCCTCGCCGCATACGCCAAAGATAACCCCATGGCCGCACAAGTGCTCGCCAACCGCATGACCCAAGGGCCGGAAAATAAGTCCGCTGAGGTGAATCCCATCTTGAACGACCCGACCGCAATGCAGTTATTTCGACAAAATCCGTCGTTGCTCCAGGCCGTTCAAGACGATAAACTAAGGAAGCAGATTGAAGCGAAGATTTCAGAGCCGAAAGATACTGCGATAAAGCGCAAGCTCAGTTCAGAATAACTTAAAGACCGTTTCAACTTACGAAAATCAGAACTTACAGAGGGACCGCAACGCCGGAGGGCTAATCCTTGGCCAATCCTTCTGTTACATATACGTTGACCAACGGCACGACCGCCGATGCGACACAGGTAACCCAAAACTTTACCGACATCATCAACTCGATGACGGACGGAACCAAGTCGTTCTCAATTGATGCTTTGACGTGTGCGGGTTCGGCCACGTTGAACGGTGCGGTGACACTTGGAAACGGCACGCCTGATGATATCACCGTACTCGGATCTCTCGCCGGAAGCATCCCGATCAAGACAAATAATAGCTTTGATATCGGCTCGGCAACGCTAGGACTCGCCGGGGTATACCTCGGAAGCGCTGGCGGGTTCACCACTCGTGTCATCGGCGGCGCTACGTCAAGCTGGACGCTGACGCTGCCTGCGACAGCGGGATCAGACGGTCAGGCGCTTACGACAAACGGATCCGGCGTTGGCTCGTGGGCGTCCGCGTCCGGCCTGTCTGTGGTGACTAAGGCGGCGGCGGACTCCCCATACACCGCAACAAGCTCAAATGACGTAATCCTGTGCAATGCGGTGGCCGGGGCCATAACGGTCAATCTGCCGGCCGTTTCTGGCAGCAACAGAAAAACGTTCCGCATTAAGAAAACAGACGCGTCCGAAAATGCGGTCACGATAGATGGGGCATCATCAGAACTCATCGATGGGGCGGCGACAGTAACGCTAACTGAACAAAATGAAAGCATCACACTCGTTTGTGATGGATCGGCATGGTACGAAATATGAATAAATACCTCTTTTTTCTGATTCTTGTGTGCTCGCAAGCCTTGGCCTCCGTCGAGGTGGAGAAGCGTTCTGACACGCTTCAAAACGTCGGAATTTCGGCCGCGATTAGTTCCAACACCTTAATCGTTTCACTGAAACAAAAGGACGGGTCCACCGATCCGGGGCCGGGCTCGAATGCGGGGATTGTTGGGTTCAGAAGTGCCACGGCAGCAAACGGATCGTTCACCCTTGGACAGTTTACGGCCGCAAAATCAATCACGCTTGGAATTACCGATTCTATCGGTTTCATAAGCGGCGTTTCGCGAGATATCTATGTGTATCTGATCTCCGACACGACATCGGAAATATGCCTTTCGTTTACGCTTTTTGACGACGGATTCCTTGCTTCTGCGTCGGCACTCACGGGCGGAGCCGACGTGACTGCTAGTGCCTTATGGTGTGCGTCGGTTCACACAAATAGGCCGATTCGAGTAATTGGAACCGTTACTGCGACGTGGAGCAACCCAAACTGGGGTTCGATTACAAAGGTATCGCTGATTCCGTTTAACACGGGTGCGATAATTAGCGATAGCCACACTCAGCGACTAGAGACGGCGCAGGTAACCGCAAAATGCACGGGAACATGCACCTACTCCGTCACTGATGGAATCACAAGCGTCACCAGAACTGGAACTGGGTCGTATTCCGTGAACTTTCGGGCTGGGTCATTCACGGCAGCGCCGTCGTGTGGAATATCTGGGCTGAACACTGGAACCGGCAACGGCTACTGTGGACAGGAGGGCAACACGGACACATCTCGAGCATTGGTTGGTTGTCGAAATCTATCTGGGACGCTCCAAGATGACTCATTTCAGATTGTGTGCGTCGGTATTCGAGGGGGCACATGAACGAGAACTGGACGGACTTTGAAAAGTACGTGTTTGAAAAGCTCGAAAAACTCGATCGACGTTTAACCATTCTTGAGGTGAAGGCGCTGATGATCGGCGCATTCGGCGGGTTTCTGGCCGCAAAGTTGTTTTAACGCAGTAACAAATAAGGAGAACAGTATGCAGAAGGTTTTGGAAATTGCTCAGTGGCTGATTGCGAATTATCAGATGATCATCACGCTGATGATCGGGCTGCTCACGGCAATCATCGCAATCGCGCTGGTGATCCCCGGCCCGCAGCCGGAAGCGTTCTTGCAAAAGATTGTGGACTTCCTGAAAAAGTTCTCCAAGAAGCCCGAAGTGAAGCCCGAATGACCTTCGCGGCGATTCTCGAACTGATCAATGGCGTTCTGAAGTTCCCGGATGCGGTGTTAAAGCTGGTCCGGGCGCTTCAGAAAACTCCGCAGGAAAAGCACGAGGACCTCCTAAAGCGCATGGACGAGGAGTTCAAGCGGTTTGAGGAGACGGGCAGGCCAACGTGGGGTTGAGAACATTCGTTCTAGGCATGATCGCAGGACTCCTTCTCGCTGGATGCGCCTCCTTCAGTTTCAAATACTTTGGGCTTGAGGGCGTGACCTATTCCGATGGAAAGCTCCTGGGTCCGAAGCCAGAGAATGACCTCCCGTTTTCCGCGTGCGCACCGGACGCCACGGTGAAGCATAAATGCGTGGTGATGTTCACGACCGAGTTCAAAGCGTTTAAGACGGATTACGAGGACTGCAAGACGCAGCTCTCCGACTGCCAGAGGACTTGCGGGGGTGGCGGATGATTAACTGGAGCGACGGTGGCTGCAAAGTCTCGCGCTCCTTCACGGTTCGTCATGCGTTGTGGCTTCCAAAGTGGGGGCGGCTCGCGAACGAGACGGACGGACTCGGGCCGGACGAAAAGGCTGAGCTGGTCAAGTTTTTCACAATAATGGACGAGGTGCAGGATTTTCTCGGTGTGAAAATCTATGTCCACTGCGCGTATCGTCCGCGCGAATACAACACAAAAGTCAAGGGTGCAGCAAAATCTGCGCACATGGCGCACGGATGCGCCGCTGTCGATTTTCACGCGGAGTTAACCGGATTTCTTCCGGGACCTCCGACTTGTAATCAGCTTAGAAAGCTGCTTTTGCCACAGCTCGGGCATTTCGGGTTACGAATGGAAAACAAGCCAGACTCAGACTGGGTTCACCTCGATAACAAGATTGGGCCAAACCGCTACTTTGACCCATAGTGGGCATGGGGTGAAGTATGCAAAAAATGCATAATGGATCTTGCACTATGACATGTAATGCATGATGATCGTGCAAGATAACTTACTTACGGGAGATTTACAGATGCTGCTTTTCGGTTGTGGAATAGCCCTCGTCCTTTCTTTATGCGCCAACGTCTTTTTGTGGCTCAAAATCAAAGCACCAAACAAAGAACCCTCCTACGACGCAAGATTACTCATTCACGACCTGACGCGGGGTGATGCGCTTGTGCGTGTGTCTCGGGTTAACCCGGAAGACGTGTTGCTCAGATCTCCGAGGGGCATTGCGTGAACTACCTAATCATCGGAGGGACTGGAACCCTCGGCCGTGAGGTCATTAAAAGGCTACTTGAGAACGGTAAAAACGATGTCGTCTGCTTTTCAAGGGACGAGCTCAAGCAGAAGCAGGTGGCGCAAGAGTTTGCGAATAGTCCAAACCTTCGCTTTGTCATTGGCGATATGCGCGACCGCGGCGCTCTTGATCGCGCTATGGTCAACGTGGATGTCGTCTATCTCCTGGCGGCTCTCAAACACGTGGACACGTTAGAGGAAAATCCAGAGGAGTCCGTAAAGACAAACATCCTCGGGGTGATGAACGTCGCGGATGCAGCAATCGGTGCGAACGTGCCATTTGTGGTGTTCAGCTCCACGGATAAAGCGGTTGCACCATGCAACGTTTACGGTATGTGCAAGGGCATCGCTGAAAAGATTCTGCTTCGGCTGAACCACACCCAGCACACCACGCGATTCAGCGTGTTTCGGTGGGGTAATGTGCTCGGTTCCCGTGGCTCCGTGATTGGAGTGTTCGCAAAAACGTTGATAACTGAAAACAAAGCCTATCTCACCGATCCGGATATGACCCGGTTTTGGATCCGCATTGAGGACGCCGCCGAGTTCATGATCGAGAACTATTATCGGCACCACGCTGTCAACATTCCTCCGATAAAGGCCGCACCCGTAAAAAGCGTAATCGCTGCGGTTGCCAAGATCGTCGGAGCAACCAAGTACGACATTGTTTCGCTCGGTATTCGCCAGGGCGAAAAAATCCACGAGACGCTTTTGCCGGGGCTCGTGTCTGACTCCTCTGCGCAATACTCAGAACTTGAGCTCGTTTCGTTGCTCCGTCCGATCGTGGGGAATTCGTAATGTCAATTCTTCTCGTTGGCGCAAACGGGAACATGGGGCGCAGGTATCGGGCCATTCTCGATTATCTCGGCAAGGAATACGTGGGCGTCGATAAAGAGCACAGCGCGCCGTACATCTGTGACCGGGCTAGGCAGTCTGAGGGGGTTATTATCGCCACCCCGACAGCGCTTCACGCTGAGCACGTAAGACTATTTTTGCCGCACAGGGTACCCATTCTCTGCGAAAAGCCAATTATTAAAAATCCTCAGGAGTTAAAGGCGCTGTTTGACGAAATCAAGGAGTCCAAAACTCCATTTCGCATGATCAACCAGTACAAGATGCTCGACACCCCGACGTCTTACGGGCGATCCCATTACAACTACTTCAAGCATGGTGCAGATGGAATTTATTGGGACTGTTTGCAGATCATCGGCATCGCACGAGGTGAGGTGACCATCGCTGAAACAAGCCCGATTTGGCGCTGCACCCTCAATGGCCGGCCCATTCGCCTAGACCACATGGATGCGGCTTATATCGGTTACATGCAGAAATGGTTCTCCGAGCCACAGCAGGACTTGGGAGAATTGCTAGCGGCTCATGAAAGAACCGCGGAAATGGACAAGAAGAAATGGAATACACAACAGTAGTCATCGGGATTCAGGCTCGTTCCACGTCCACGCGGTTTCCACGGAAGGTGTTTGAAACCATCGACGGAAAGCCCATCCTAAAGCATGTCATTGACTCGTGTGATCGAGCAGCGTTCTACATGAACAACCACACCCACAAGACGCACGTCCTCGTGAAGGTGGCCCTCGCCGTACCTTCGGGAGACGAGATCATTCCCGCGTTCAAGAAGAAATCCATCATCATCGAGGGGCCGGAACATGACGTTCTTGCGCGCTACGGGATTCTCGCGGACAGGACTGGGGCCGACTACATCGTCCGCATCACGGCTGATTGCCCCCTGATTCCGCCCTACCTGATCACAAAACACATCAAGGTAGCGACGATTAACGCCTATGACTACGTTTCAAACGTGGACGAGCAGTGCAGAACTTCTATTGACGGAGTTGATTGCGAGGTTATTTCCCGCCGAATGCTCGACTACATGCTGAAAAACGCCACGGAACCGAAGGACCGCGAGCACGTGACCACCTACGCGAGATCCAACCCCCCAGAGTGGGCACGCGTGGGGCACGTCATCGGGCACCTCGACCAGTCGAATCTTAAGTTGTCAGTTGATACCATCGAAGACCTTGAGCGCGTTCGTGCAGCATACGACCGCGTGAAAATGGCCATTGATACAGCGGAGAAATTACATGGAAAACAATCGGTTCACAGATTTTAAGGAATTAAAAACGAATCAAACCTGGCAAAACAGAGCCGAGGAGTCGATTGCTCACGGCTCGCTGACCAACAGCAAGCGCCCGATCTGCCTTGTCAACGGAGTCTACCCAACGCATCTTGCGAGGGGGCAGGGGTGCCACGTATGGGACACCGACGGGAAAAAGTACGTTGATTTCATCTGTGGGCTCGGGTCGAACCTCCTCGGGTATGCAAATACAGAGATAAACCAAGCCATGGCGGAACAGGCGAACCGCGGTGCAACGCTGTCGCTAGGAACTGACCTCGAGGTGCGGACTGCCGAGAAGGTGAAAGAGCTGTTTCCGTTTATCGACAAAATTCGGTTTTTGAAAACCGGCAGTGATGCTTGTTCGGCGGCGGTGCGAATTGCTCGAGCAAAGACCGGCCGGGATCTGATTTTAAGCGATGGCTATCACGGATGGCATGACGGCTTTGTGTCCCTTACTCCGCCGGCGCTCGGCGTTCCGATGCCGCAGGCGATTCATGTGCTCGGCGCACAGGACTTTTCTGGTGTGGCCGGCGTCATCGTTGAACCGATTATTCTTGATGGCTCAAAGGATCGCATTGAGTGGTTAAAGGCTCTGCGCCAGAAATGCGACGAGTCCGGTGCGTTGCTGATTTTCGACGAAGTAATCACAGGTTTCCGGTTCGAGAAATACTGCGTCTCGAGGTTTTGGGGCATCACGCCTGATCTGATCTGCCTGGGTAAGGCCATGGGGAACGGAATGCCCATTTCTGTCGTTGGGGGGCGGGCTGCGGTCATGGACTGCGGGGAGTGGTTCGTCAGCTCCACGTTTGCTGGGGAAACTTTGTCGCTTGCGGCTGCGCTCAAAACCATGACCCTGCTCCAGTCGGGTAAGTACGATATTGGGCACCTCTGGGAAAAGGGGTGGCGGTTCATGACGCTGTTTAATGCGATGTGGCCGGACAAACTTCGGATCGACGGTTACGCGACCCGGGGAGCGTTTAAGGGTGACGAACTCGTGAAGGCGCTGTTCTGGCAGGAGATGTGCCGCGCGGGTGTGATTTTCGGACCTAGTTGGTTCTTCAACTTCCCTCACATCGACGTGATGGATGAGGTTTTGAGCACGTCTCAAGACGTTTTGACCCGAATCAAAACCGGGAGTGTGAAACTAACCGGCGACATGCCAACAACGCCGTTTGCGGCAAAAATGAGGAAACTATGATCAATGAAAAAATCGAGCATTTCACGAAACGTCAGGAAGAAATCACAGACCTTGCCGCAATCTTCGAGGGCAAAAAGCGCGAAATCGTCCAAGAGTTCACCCAGAAAAAAAGCGAACTTGAAAAAGAGTATCAAGACAAAATCGACGCGGCAGCCCAAGAGCTCACTAAGCGAAAAGAAGAGTACAAGGCAGAGCTCAAGGCTTGGGTTGGAATTACAGACGGTGAAAACGCCAATATCCTTGACGTCGTCAAGTTGGCTCGAACCGTGGCGGAGATGATGAAATGATTGATCACGGGCGCGGCGTAAGACTGGGGCCCATCGACAGCGGACACAATGAAACGCTCCGGACGTGGAGAAATGATTACCGCGTTTGGAAAACCTGCCGGCAGAACGACTTGATTTCAGACGTAGATCAAGAGCGGTGGTTTAGGAAACAGTCCGAGGATCCCGCAATCAAGATGTACATGATTTACAACTCTGGGAACGTGGCTGTCGGTGTCTGCGGGCTTACGTCGATCGACCCCTGGAATCACCGGGCGGAATTCTCTTTGTACATCGCGCCGGACCACCAGGGCGAGGGGCTCGGATCGCAAGCGCTGCAAACCCTTCTAGATCATGCGTTTGACACGCTTGGGATTAATCTCGTATGGGGCGAGTCTTTCGAAGGCAATGCAGCGTGCCGGATGTTTGAGAAAATTGGATTCCAGAAAGAGGGCGTAAGGCGTGACTTTTACTATCGGGACGGTCGTTATCTGGACGCTCATCTGTTTAGCGTTAAGCGCGCTGAGTGGGTGGGTCGTCGCTCGTGCGTTGTGTATGCGATATCTAGAGCGGGATCCTCATCAACCCCCTGTTGCTGTGCCGGGCGGGCCATTACTGCTTAGGCGCCAAAAAGAACGCAAAAAGCCCAAAGTGCTTGATGACGCTGCGGCGTGGATGCGCGAGCAGAAGGACGCTAGGGAGCCTCGGGCGTAGGCGCAGCGAGTGCGCATCGGCTGTTGCCGTCGTCCTGGTGCGAGCACTGAAGGCGATAGGTCGTGTTGCCGGCCGTGAACTTCATTGAAAGCTCGCTGTTTGCCGTGGCCGGCGCGTGGGGTTCCGCCTGCATGGCGTTGTGAACAATCGTGGCGCATTCGACCATGTCTGCATAGAGCTTTGCCGTCTTGGTTTTGCACGTGTCCCGCTCCATAAACGAGGCCGCGGAATAACCGATGCACGCACCCAAAATCCAAGGATAAAGCGACCCCCGAGACATGGGGAATGGGTACGCCGAAGGGAGTGGCAAATCAAAGAAAAACGGCTATTTTGTGCTGGCGGGCGCTCTGTGCTGAATCATTGCAGCCAGAACTGGGTCCTCAGAGTAATGGCCTTGATTTGAGGTTATAAGATCTATTCCAAGTGCAATGTATGCTGCGGGACCCCACAAGAGGTTTCCAAACACCCACCCAGAAACGGTTTTGCTGCGATCTACTCTATATGTTTCGTATCCATCGAGCTTGATTTCAATAACGCATTCGTCCTTGCGCCCAACGTTGATGACCATTGGGGTGTTACCGACTGGCGTACCGTCCAGGTACACTGTGGCGCCCTGTGGGTTGGAGTCTACTGGTATCTTGTCCGGCCCGCTTTGAGCGATCGTTGCACACCCAGAGAACCCCACCATCACAATCAAAAGTAGTGTCTTCATTCCCTCATTATCGGCATATTCCGGGAGGAATGAAGTGCGTTTATTTTGACACTACTCTTTGATCAGGTCGCGGACCTTAACCTTGAGCAGCCTTGCCCATTTAACAAGCGTTGAAAAACGGGGGTTGTGGTCGGCGTGAAATAAACGAAATACATTGTGATATGCAGAGAGTCCCAGCATTCGCGAAAACTGCCGCTTTGAGATCTTTTTCCGTTTCAGCACTTCATCCAGGATGATTTTAGGCATCCTACCAGATTATGAGAGCCTGTCAGAATCTGTAATCATCTCCACATGATGAGACTGTCAAAAGTATTCCATTCCACATAATTGCTAAAGTAACCTGATTTTCAGCCGAAACAGTAGATGAAAATGTCGGGCTGACGCCCTGGAACGTTCCACGCAAAGCGCTTTAGGAACGCCAGCCCCAAGCGGTTTCCCCGTGATTTCGGCACGGTTCCACCACAATGGTTTATCGACAGCAAGGGGAATGCCATGAAGTGTATTCGGTGCAAATTGGAGTTCGCGAGGGAAGTTCAAGCTCTCTTCACAGGAGCTCAGAAAGAAATGGCTACGGCTTATCGGGATCTGGTTTCCGTTTTGATGGCTCTGGAAAAACAGAAGCAATCGTACAAATCTGCTCGAAAAAAGCGCGGTCGTTAAGCAGATTTCGTATAAGCGCGAAAGATTCCTTTGCGGTAGGCGTTGGCGGTTTGTCGTCTGGACCGGTGAAAAGCGCAGCTACGGTAGTGCCCAAAGCGCTGGCAATTCGGTCGAGGTTATCCGGTTGAGGCCAGTTGGACCCATCGAGAACGCCATATAAACCTGATGCGGACAGTCCAGTCCGTTTTGCAAGGCCCGGGACCTTAAGTCCCAGCTCTTCCATCCTCGCCTTCAGGTTCGCGATGAAGGTTTGGTTAATCTTATTCAATGCTTAAATCCTACATATTTTGGCGTCAAAAATCTTACGGCATCAACGGAAATTTTCTTGCAAATCGCACGGCAATGGCGTAACTTGACGCTATGAGCATGAGGTTGACAAAAGCAGTACGACAATACCTGACCCTAAACGGAATCGCTGGGATGGCAAAGCTATCCATGGCAGCCGGTCGCAGCCAACGAACTATTGAGCGGTGGCTGCAAAAGGGTTTCCCCTCGTCTCACGATGCCTACAATCTCGCATTGGCGTGCGGGGTGGGCAAGGGGGAGGCACTGGAGATGGCTAACGAGTGCTTCCCTGAGGCCAACAAGCGGACGGCCTAACGGACGCATTGCGTCATAACAAGTTTCTTTGCGGTGCGCAACGTCAAAAGCGCGATCGCGGTGGTGCGCCCTCTCGGCGCGAGTGGGTTGGTTTATTCAATGGAGGTAGTTGTTTATGACCGCTCTCGAAGTCCTGAACGATCTTTACGAACACTTCCCGGCGATGCGGACTCTGATCGACTCCTTCCGCCGCGGGGAAGTCTCGGAGTCCGACACCATCAAGCGCATCAACACAGACCCTGCGTTGTGGGGGAAAGCAGCATGAACTCCGCAACGAATTGCCCATCCCCGGGCGATAAAACTCCTGCCCAGCCTGGCTGTGGACAACCCGCTCTGGGACTAAATCAAATCGGCCGGCTGGGCGGGGGCAATATTAACGATCAACCGAAAGAGAGGCGCCAGTATGAGGCCGAAGTATCATCAGTCTGAAATCAAAATGTTTCTGATGTGTGGAATGAGCTGGGTCTTCCGCTACGTCGATAAGATCAAGATGCCGGGCAGTGCTGCCGCGATGATTGGAAACTGCGTCGACACTGGAGTGAGTGCGAATTTCGCGCAAAAGGTGACGTCCGGAGCAGACATGCCCTTGGATCAGGTCCTGCAAACTTGTTCGGAGGAATTCGAAAAGCGCCTTCCGGAAACCGTCTTTGACGAAGAGGAGCAGCCCGGCCCAGCGAAAGACGCAGCAATCCGCGTGATGGAGTTCCACCACAAGCACGTCGCGCCCCTGATCCGGCCGGCGACTGTTCAGGAACAGTTCGTCATTGAGACCGATGCGGGGTACGACCTGGCCGGCGCGATCGACTACACCGACAAAGCCGGCTTCATTGGCGACACGAAGACCGCTTCCCGACAACGGGCATCCAGCTACACAGTGAACGGCGCTTTTCAGCCCGCCATGTATGACTTCGCGTATCAGGCAATCCGAGGGAAACCGGCGAACGGATTCCGCTTCGATATCATCACGCGCCCGACCGTGAAGCTCGCGCCCGAGTACAAGCCTATCTCTGGACAAGTCACGGCGACGGATCACGCCTGGCTGTTCAATGGGATCACCCAGGTCCACAAGGCAATTCAAGCCGGAGTTGCGCTGCTCATCTCTGAAGGCCACTGGAAGTGCTCCCCGAAATACTGCGAATACTTTTCAATCTGCAAAGGAAAAAAGTGATTTATGTCGAATGACTTGGTCGTTGCCGATGAAGTTGGATTCAATCTTCCCATTACGCAGGCTGACGTTGACGCTCTGACTGAACAGAGAAAGCTTTTCTTCAAGTTCGTACAGTCTCAACTTCGGCCCAATATCGACGCCGGCACAATCCCTGGCACCGATAAGCCCTCGCTGTACAAGCCTGGCGCGGAAAAGCTGGCCCGCCTTTTCGGCCTGGGCGTTAAGTATCGCAGGACCGGGGAGACCTTTGACCGAGACAAAAACTTCGCGTCCTTCACCTACAAGGCGAGCGTATTTCTGCTTCGAAATCCAGAGGTCGTCATCGCTGAGTGCGAAGGCATCTGCAATTCTCAGGAGAAGAAGTACAAAGAGCGCAAGATTTACGAGACCAAAAACGGGCGGCGCGAGTGCGTAGGAACCGAGGCGACTCCGATTTGCGACGTGCTTAATACTCTCATGAAGATGGCGCAGAAGCGGGCTTATGTCGGAGCCATTCTCATGGCCACGGCGGCGTCCGACTTCTTCACGCAGGACGTCGAAGACGATGACGATGCTGCTGCGCTCGGACTGGATCCGGACAAGAAGCCAGCCTCGCGGCCGGCAGTCATCATCCCGAAGGCCACGTCCGCGAAGAGCTCCGACCAGGCGGGCGCAGCGACGGCGCCGGCCAAGAATCCAGATCCTACGTCTTTCGACGGGTTCCAGGGTGGCACGCCTCAACCCGGCCTGAAGGTCATCACGCCGAAACCACGCGCCGAGATGATCAAAGAGATCGTGGCCATATACAGGGCGTTTGGCGTGACGAAACCAGTGGACGCGCTAAATTTGAGATGTCGCGCTGACTTCAAGAAGGATCCTACCGATGTCCTTGACTCTGAGCTGGCAAAGCTGCTGGCACAGTTACAAGACGAGGCCGCACTGCCGAAGGGAGCCGCGAAATGAGCACCGAACTTGAAACCTTCGACAGTTTGAAAGCCGAAGTAACCCTGTTCGTTTCGCCCGTGACTCAAATCACGGTGACGGACATCAAGAGCAATGAAATTGCTCGCGATACCCTGAAGAAGATCGTGGCTCTCAAGAGAGTCATTGAAGTGAAGCGGCTCGATGCCACCCGTCCACTCAATGACCGGATAAAACAGATCAGGGATTACGCCGAAAGCATTGAGGCCCCGCTCCTGGAAGCCGAGAAGTTCGTAAAGGGCAAGATGGGCGAGTACGCTGCGGCGGCTGAGAAGGCTCGCGTCGAGGAACAGAAGCGGATTGAGGCTGAAGCCCGGGAGATCGAGCGCAAGGCAGCCGAAGAACGCCAGAAGATCGAGGCAGAGGCCAGAGCCAAGCGCGAGGCCGAGGAAAAGAAGGCGCGCGAAGTAGCCGAAGCCAAGCGCATCGAGACAGAGCGAGCCGCAAAGGAAGAAGCCGAGGCACTGGCCGCCTTCGGAGCCAATGATCCAGAGGCCGAGCGAGTCGCCGCCGAACAGGCTGAAGCAGCACGACTGGCAGCCATCGAAGAACAGCGATTGATCTCGGAGCGCCTTGAGCGCGAGCGACTGGAGCAAGAGGCAAGGTTTCAGCGCGAAGCGGATGAGCGCGAGCGGGCCCGGAGGGCGCAGGAAAAAGCGCTTGAGGCGTCCCGGCCGAAAAACTCGACGACCGTCTGGCATTACGAGATCCAAGATTCGGCGAAGGTTCCAGCAATATTCTGGATCATCAACGAGCCGGCGATCACGAAGGCCGTCAAGAGCGGTGCCCGGGAAATTCCTGGGGTGAAGATCTGGAGCACTCAGGAAGTCGTGGCGAGGTGACCCATGGACTACGAATCAGAGGCGCGAAAACATAGCTGCGAAGGATGGGAGCCGGTCGCATGCCTGAAATGTGGCCACGTCGGGTGCAGCTTCTGTGTTGGTATCATTTGCGAACGCTGCACGAAGGAAAAGATGGAATGCGCCGCCGAAGCCAAGGCCGATGCGATCAGGGAGGAGTCATGAGCGAAACCAGAATCGCATCGATCAGCCTCCTGGCCCTCGGAATCGTGATCTTTACGGTAGTCCTGTTTTCAATGCATTGATGAGAATTTGAATGGAGAGAAGAGGGAATATGAAAAAATTAAAAGCCGCTGAGATTGAAGCATTCGACGGATTTCTCAGTAAAAAGCAGGCAGCGGAGTTGCTCGGAATTGCCGTGAGCACGTTGAATCACTGGATCGTTGACGGTTGTGCGCCGCCCTACTTCAAGGTGCGGAACCGGTTTGTCAGGTTCAGAGAAGAAGACGTTCGGAAATTCATTCAGATCACAATGGAGCGTAGGGTCGGGTAATGAAACTCCTTCCAGTCGAGAACGCCCCGGAATGGCTGAAACGTCATCCAGAGAGCGGTCGATATTACATCTCGTTTTTTCGAAAGGGAGTGGGCCAGCAGGAAAAGAGCCTCGGGCCCGACGTTACCACTCTCAAAGACGCCATCCGAAAGGGTGAGCGGCTCAAGGCGGAGATACTGACGGGCGGAAAGAACCCCATGCGCCACGTCAAGACGTTTGCGGATGTGGGCAAAGAGGTGCTGGACACTAAGATCAACCGCGCTCCGAAGACGCTGAATAACGCTGAATTACACATCGAGAAACACCTCGTTCCGTGGTTCAACGTAAACTGTCCCTATATCGACGACGTGACCGAAACCCACTGGGAGCGGTACATAACGGACAAGCGGGCCACGCGCCCGACCATGAAGTTCCTCAATCATCACAAATACCTCCGGATGATTCTCAAGCACGCATTTGACCGCGGCTATGTGAAGCGCCGGATTAAGATTGCAAACCCGGATCTGCCGACCCAGGCCGGGAAAGAGTTCTCAACCGCCGAGATCAGAAAGCTATTGAAGGCGGCAAGCAAGGACCTGAATCATCAGATCGTTCTGGCCATCCACACCGGTATGCGAAAGGGCGAAATCCTGCACCTCAAGTGGTCGAGGGTGGACCTCAAGGAGCGGGTGATTAACCTGCTTCCAGAGGACACGAAGACGCGCTATGGGCGGTCCTTCCCTTTGACGCCCGAGGCCGTCGATGTGCTCAAGTCACGAATCACGCCTGGCATGGGTGAGTATGTTTTTAGGTCTCGTTATGACCATGCATCCTCGAGCACGTCAAACAAGACCGCATGGAAGGCGTGCAAGCGCAGGGCAAAGGTTACCGGACGGTTTCACGATTTCCGGCATACTTTTGTCAGGAATGCGCTTGATCAGGGGGTTGCGCCGGTCAAGGTAGCCAAGTATACGGGGATGAGCCTCCAGGTGCTCGATGAAGTTTACGGGCAGTTGAAAGCCTCCCAGATGCTCGAAGTGGTTTCCATCAATTCGGGAAAATTTCGGGAGTTGATAAAATGAGGCGATTTCTCCCGTGTACTGGTGTGGGGAATTCTGCTTTGGGAGCAGAGGGTCGTGAGTTCGAATCTCGCCGCCCCGACCATCTTTTTCAGCCATTTTCAGGCACTTTTCACAAAAACACACACCTAAACCCACCTGGCCGCATATTGCCGAATATTGCGTGTTTTTGCCGTCGTTCGCCTGTCCCACTACGGGAATACTTCGGGAGTCCCTTTGCCGTCCGCTCGGGGGTCGCCATGACCTAGCACACCCGTTTACCTTTCGGGCAGCGCAGGACGTGCGCCCACACATCAAGAGAGAGCGCCGGGGTTGGGGGATCTGCGGCGGTCAAAACAGCGAGAGTAGTATGTCAAAAAGATTTACTGATACTGAACTTTACGACCAGGACTGGTTCCTGGAACTTCCGCCGCGTTTGAAGTGCGCATGGGAATATCTCTGCAAGCGGTGTGACACGATTGGGATCTGGCGGATTGGCGTTCGCAAGATGTCGAACGACATCGGCGAAGCGGTGTTGCTCGAAGAACTGACGAAGCACTTCAAGGCTATCGTAATCGACGAGGACCGGCTATTCCTGCCTGGGTTTGTCCCCTTTCAATACGGCGACCCCCTTGGCCGGCTGTCCCCGACAAACAAGTATCATCGCAACATCGCCGAGAAGCTGCGGTCAATGGGGTTACCACTTCCTGAGTTTAGGACCGTTGTTTCTAAAGAAGATTCACATGTAGGGGATACCCACCCCATCGACACCCCATCGGTATCCCATCCGCATCCCACCCCCCCTCCGATCCCGATGGGACAAGGATCAGGAACAGGATCAGGAACAGGATCAGGAAGTTCTTCGTCTGCAGAAGGGGGAGTGGGGGAAACGGCGACTGATGAAAATCTTGTAGCGCCGTCAAACCCCCGGCCGGCGCAGTCTGGAATTCCGACAGAGGTCAAAGCGGAGTGGGAGAAGACGCTTAAGCATTACGGGCGCGGTCCGAACTGGATCCGCGACGAGGTGCCGCTCTATCAGGTCTACCAGCAGAAAGAAATAAAGAGCTGGGTGCGTGTAAAGAATGCGCTGGCTGGATTTAGAAAAGAAACGGCGAGCAAGAATTATAGTCCTGCCGCCCATGTGAATCTCGAGCGCCTGAAGGACAAGGCCTCTTTTGCTCATCTCGAGGCGCTCGGCGAGACAGAAGACTCACGGTTAGCGACAAATCAAGGCAACTCAGATTGGGAGGCCAAATTCTTGGCCGGAGGTGTGGCGTGAATCGAGAAGACTTTGTTCCGCAGATGAACCGGCTGATGACCACTTTTGGAAAAGCACACTATCCGAGTGAACGGCTGGACCTGATTTGGAAAGAAGTGGGGTCACTCGAAAGTGCGGATTTCAACCGAATCGTAGATTACCTAATTTCGGAACTTCGACAGGCACCTCTGCTGCCAGAGATTCGCGAGCAAGCCGCCAGGGCCAGAGAGCGCGCATGGAACCGGCAGAAGAAAGAGCGATTTGCTCCGGTCGTGCCGATTCGCTCGGTGTGCTCCCGCTGTTATGACTCCGGAGTTGTGCTGGCTAGGTTGAAAACCGATCGCTCAGCGTTCGCGTTCAAGTGCTCGTGCTCGAACGGGAGAGCGGATCGTCGCAACTATCCCGTGTGGACAGTTAGCGATGAAGAAATGTTTGAGGCGGTATGAGCGACCGCAACTGGGAACTCATCAGGGAGGCCGCATGGCTTTGAAATGCGAAATCTGCAATTCGATCTACTTGGTCGGGCGGCATCACAAATTTCCGCAGCACAAAGCGAACCGGAAGCTTTACCCGGAGTTCATCGACGACGTTCGGAACCTCCAGTTTGCCTGCGTAGACTGCCACGCGGGGCACCGTTCGCCGGATCTAATTCACTGGAACGAACTCGACTTCTGCCGGGAGATGGGAATCATTCCCCGCTCGAAACTAATGCGCCCGAGGATTTACCGATGACCACACCCGAGGGACTGATCAAGAGGCAGATTCGAGATTACCTGAATGCGCTCGGAATTTACCACCGGGTGATTCAGCTAGGCGGGATCGGTGGACGGTCGAACTCTGGGAAGGGGATTTCGGACATCATCGGGGTTCTGAAAGATGGGCGGTTCCTAGCAATCGAGATCAAGACCCAACAGGGACGGCTGAGCGAGGAGCAGCGGGAGTTCCTGGACTCGGTTTCGAGGTCGGGCGGTTTGGCGTTCGTTGCGAGAAGTTTGGACGATGTGGCCTCGGCCTTGAAGAATGGGGTGAAAATTCAGCCTGGGCAATCCTCGTGCGTCTCAGTGGGTGTTTAAACTGCGCCGTCAGAGGATATTTAGTTCTTAAATAAGGATTGTTGAATTAATCAGTCAAGTAAAGGAGTTTTGAAATGTCAGTTCGATGTGTGAAGTGCGGGGTGAAGATGGCCTCTGACAATAGGCATGGAGAGTGTTGGTCTTGCCGCGTCAGGAAGTGTGCGGTGTGCGGCAAGGAATTCGTTTACCAGAGGTCGGATCAGAGCCGGTGTGCGGATCACAGGACCGTTACCGATATCGAGGCTTACAAGCTCAAGATGAATGTCGGCGCCGTGGACCTCCGCCGCCACACGCTGGGGCTCTCCCGCCTTCCGGTCCTCTTCGCTCTAGCCGTGGTCTGCGCCGTGGTGATGAGCCTCGCGGATGGGTGGAAAATTCCGTGAGCAGAGAAAAACCGATTCTTTTTTCGGGTTCGATGGTCCGCGCGATTCTCGAAGGCTGGAAGGTCCAAACCAGACGCGTGGTGAAGCCAAGCGTAATTCACCCGGCACAATGCCCCTTCGGCCAGCCCGGAGACCGGCTCTGGGTCAGGGAGACATTCGGCTTTACTAAGGGCAACGGCATCACAACGGTCTATCGTGCCGATGGCGTCAAAGACGACTCGGGCGAGCGCACGGGGTGGTGGTTCGGCGACCGATTTATTCACGGCGAGTTTGGGTGGGTTCCTTCCATTCACATGCCCAGACACAAATCCCGGATCACGCTGGAGATCACCGGGGTCCGCGTGGAGAGGCTTCAGGACATCAGCGAAGAGGACGCGAAGGCGGAAGGGGTAATCCCGTTCGGCCCCACTCTCGGGAAAGAGCAGCGACTTTGCGACGGTGGTCCACGAACACAAGGCACCCATCCATACACAGTTGCATTCGGCTGTCTCTGGGACTCCCTCGCGAAGCCCGGCTCGACCTGGGCGGATAATCCGTTCGTCTGGGTCGTGGAGTTCAAGAAGCTCTGACCTCCCCGCAAGAGAGATTTAAACAACAAACATAAGGAGTAAGTAAAATGTGCAAGTTCTTTTCGTATGTAAGCAAAGGTGATGGTGAATTCAAATATTTCGATGTTGAGGCGCGAAAGCTAATCAACGCCGGAAAGTTGCTCGATAAGGGCGGCAACAAAATTGAGAAGGCAGACAGTCACGCCGCGATTTGCAGCCACTTCGGGATCAACGAGGACGCGTGCAACAAATACGAGTATCTACCGGACGAAGACCAATTCGTCATAGACACTCAGAACGCCAAGAAGGACGACCGACAGGCCGCAGAACAGTGGGCCAAGGCACTGCCGTATCACCTCGTCGCCAAGCTAAAGAATCTTGGGAAGGGGAACAGCGGCAACTGGAACAGCGGCCACAGTAACAGCGGCAACTGGAACAGCGGCAACTGGAACAGCGGCCACAGGAACAGCGGCAACTGGAACTCCGGCCACAGTAACTCCGGCGACTGGAACTCCGGCTACAGGAACTCCGGCAACAGTAACTCCGGCAACAGTAACTCCGGCGACTGGAACTCCGGCTACAGGAACTCCGGCAACAGTAACTCCGGCAACAGTAACTCCGGCGACTGGAACTCCGGCCTATTCAACACCAACACCCCTAACGTTCGCCTGTTCAACCGTAACTCTAAAGTGCCTCGGACAGACCCGCGAATTCAGAAGGTTCTCGGCATTGGCCCTTGCCTCACTCAGTGGGTTTATCTGTCCGAGATGACCGCAGATGAGCAGAGCAAATATCCTCACGCACAAACCACGGGCGGGTATTTGAAGAAGCTCGAATACAAAGAGGCGTGGAGGGGTTATTGGGAGAAATCCAACCAGGACGTTAAGGACGCTTTCTTGGGTCTTCCATTTTTCGACGCAAAGATATTTGAAGAGATTACCGGAATCAAAGTTGAGCAACCCAAGAAGAAGACCGTTTAACCAGCCCACGGGCTATGGGGATGAAAATGAAGATACCAAGAAAAATAGTTGAAGAGATTGAAGCGGTGAGCGTCGAGGTTCACTGCAAAGTGTGTGACTCAGGGATTTACACGCTCAAGAATCACGCTGGAGAAGAGATAGCTCAAATTGATGAGGACTATGTTCCTACGTTCTTTCCGGGCGAACATTACGGCGACTATCTGATTTTAGACATCAACCTTGAAACTGGCTTCATTCAAAACTGGAAGAAACCGGAGCCAATGGCAGTAGCAAGAGCATTTGGAATTATCGAGCAGGAAGAATAACCCCGGCCAAGCGCCCGAGAGAGAGGAGTAGAGAGGATGAGTATGGAAACTAGATGGAACACAGAGGGCGGTAAGATCAAGCTGGAGTGCGATTCCAACTCGCTCGCCGCGATGTTTGGCATCATGCAGACGTTTTGCAACGAGATTGACGAAGCACTCTGGGGCACGAGCGGTGATGACTTGAACAAGCGCCAGAAGGAAGTATTGGATTATATCCGCTATGCAATTGAGGAGCTGGGGCAGCGCCTGTCCGTTCTGGACACTGAACTGGAGACGGTTCCCGAGGCTATCGCACTGCCGTTCTGGGAGGATTCCAAATGACCTCCCACCAACCCCGCCCGAAGGTGGAGGAACTATTGTGTATGGCACCGAGTGAGATGGGGATGGGGCAGATTCTCGCGCTGCAGTTGTATTGCGGTGAAACTTTGGAGGCACTCGAATCCGCAAGGGCCGAGGCTGCGAAGCTGAAACGGCAGGTAAGTTTAGCGGAGGACTGCCTTACTCACTACATAGTCACGCGCGATAAGGACGGAATGCTCAGCATTCAGCGCAAGGATTGACGCCTACTGGAGCCTCGCGGAGAGCGCAACGAAGGGGAGCGTATGAGCGAACTTGATGAAATCAGAGAGCGGCTACGGGTTGTGATTACCGAAACCTGCAACAAGGTGGGGTGTGAAGACTGTGACTTAAAGTGGGAAGACTCGTGTCAGGCAATACTCCTTCAAGGAAAAGAAATGGACTTGGAGAGCGCAACGAAGGAAGGGCGAGGTTCCCATGGAAAAGAATGAATTACACGAAGCGTTTACCGTCCCGCAGTGCCCGGGGTGTAAGGAGAAGGAGGCTGAGAATCGCGAGCTACGCAAGAAGCTGGACACCCTCGCCGCATCCGAACTGGCACTGAACGGACAGGTAATCGAGTTACGGGAGGCGCAGGAGAGGCTAAGGATTGCTGAAGAGCTACTAGACATGTCCTGCACCTGTGATTTATCCGTCGGGCACGTTTGTGGCGCGTGCTTGTTCTTGCGTGACTGCGCACCCTCCTCCGAGGAGAAGGGCTGTGACCCGGAATTAGCGGCTGACGGCAAGTGCCCGTGTGGTGGCGCATGAGTTGGGGTGAAAGAAGCTGCAAGAGGCCGTGTAGGTCACTGAGATGCACCATGGAAACGTGCAACGTGGATTGCCTTTCGTATGTGTGGGACGGAGTAACTGAAGCGGACAGCTATAAAAGCAAGCCACCCAAAGAGGAACCCATTATCGAGAAGAAACTCAAACCGTGGTGGATGAAAAAGAAAGGGACCAAATGACCCACTTCTGCAAGGACTGCGAGCACAGGTGTAAGGCTGGTACCATCATACGAAATCCCATCAAACAAGTATCAGGGGGGCGATGTATGAGCACCACAGAGGAGACGATAGCGTATTGGCGTAGTCGGGCAAAAGACTATGAATCCAAGTACAACGACTGGAAGACGAGGGCGAGAGGCATGAGGGCAAAGATAAAGGAAATTGCAAACGCCGATCCTTGCGAGTGCGACCACTGTCCATGTGAAAGTAAGGCATTCAGCGTCCTAAAGGAGATAGAGAAACCAGCGCAGAGCGCGGAGGTAAGGACAGATGAGTGACCTAAGCGATACTGCGCAAACATGGCTGTTTGCCGCCGAAGAAGTCGCCAAATGGCGGGAGCTTCACATCAGGAATTATCGGGAGTGTCCGACGACCGACCCGAAAGGCGCTTTGCGGGAGCTAAAGAATACACTGAATCTCCTTGGTGTGATTGAGTCGGGGTTTTTGAAAAAAGCGGGGTTCAGCGCGGAATACATTTTCAGGCAGTCGTGCGAGAGAACAAAGAGCGAAGGAATAGGAGAATACCCATGACCCACTTCTGCAAGGACTGCGAGCATAGGAGGGTGGAAAACTACGGCGCGTGGCAATCAGAGCACCATTGCTGTGCGCCCATTCCCGGCAACATGGATTTAGTCAAAGGCGAACCCGGCTGTGACGGAGGTATTTGCTGTTATAAAAGGCGCACCTCCCCGACCTGCCCGGACTTCAAGCAAAAGAGAAAGTGGTGGAAGGTATGGAGGACCAAATGAGCGAGAAGGCATGGGCAACAAAACTTGCCGGTGAGGTTTTGGAGAAATCCTATAACCGAGAAAAAGGCTGGTACGTCTGGAAGGTGAAGGACGCGATGATTACGGCGCTCCTTGCGGCGCGGGACAGGGGGTTAGAGGAGGCTGCTGATGCAGTTGGATGCTATCCACTCGGAACATGTGGCAACTGCGTATCCAAAAACCGCACTGCTATTTTAGCCCTCAAGAAAGGGGGAGCCGGTGAGTGACTGTGAATATGAAAACACTCGGCGGGTGCAATATGCCAACGGCGCTCAGTTCGTCCCGGTGTGCGTGAATTGTTTCCAGTTCGTGAAGGCAGACCAAACCATAAATTGCAATGACGCCACCGGACTGCAGGACGTTCCAAACGCCACATGTAAGAAGTGCGGCAGAACTAAAATGATATTCGAGGGGTTTTATGACTGACCAAAGCGCGGCGAGGGAGAGGGCTGCCAGCAAGTACGCCAAGGACAAGTGGAAGAACGGGCGCTCATGGGACAAGCCGGTGCGATATTCTTACGACGACTTCCTTGCCGGATACGCCGAGGGCGCGAAAAGCAGGGATGGGGACATTGCACTGGTCATTGAAAACTTGAAAGCCGAGGAAGCTGAGTGCGAAGACTGGAGGTTGGAATACGAGAACCTTTGTAAGTTCGCTACAGACTTTGAGAACCAGAGGGACCGATGGAAGGAGACGGCGGAGAGGGCGGTGGAGGCGCTACGGTTTTACTCCGAATGCGGTGAAGTCTGGTTGTCATTAAAACACGACGAGGATGGCGACACAGAGGGCGCTGTAGTTCGGTTTCAAGAGGAAGCGGTGAAGGCAATTCAAGAAGTGGCCCGCGAAGCCCTCCGCGCCATCGAAGAGAGGGGGAAGGCATGACCCTCCCCCGCGCGTAGTGGCGGACCTGCCCGGATTACTGGTTATTCTTGACCGGAATGCGAGCTAAGGTATTATGTGTTTTAGGCATGACAAAACGCACCAAAACTAGACGAAAAAAAGACTCAAATGGTAAGGCATTACGCAACCAGTCAATAATGGGCGAGGCCATGAAAGGGAAAACCACGGGGGAAATTGCGCAGGAATACGGCGTTTCTCGACAAGTGGTGTCAAAAGTTCTGAACTCGGATGAGGCTAAGGCGCTTGTCTCTCTCGGAACCCAGCGGATCCACCTCCTGATGTCCAATGCGATAGATACACTCGAGTTCATGATGGACAACAAGCAGGAGTTCGGAATGGCCGGCTCGGCGTTTCAGTCAGCTAAGGCGATTTTAAAAACGCTCGGAGTGCTCAAGGAGAGCGTGGACCTCAACCACAACTTCCCGAAGCCATGTGTCATCAAGCGGTCGGACGGAACCGAGGTTGTTTTGGGAACAGAGCAGGACTTACAGGAGAACAAATGACGTTTATCGTGGCCGAATGCGGCTCAAATTGGCGCGACCTGAACGACTGCCGGCACTCGATTGCGATGGCCAAGGCAGCGGGAGCGGACGCGGTGAAGTTTCAGGCGTTTAATTGGTATTCGCTTTATGGACACGGATTAGCACACACCTACATGGCGGACGACGACGGCGGCAATGTCCACCCCGTGCCGAAGCTTGACGGTGCGCTTCCCCTCGACTGGCTCCCACACTTGAAACAAAAGGCCGACTCGGTTGGGATTGAGTTCATGTGCTCAGCGTTCAGTCCGGAACTGTACGACGCCGTGAATCCGTTCGTGACCCGACACAAGGTGGCGTCAGCTGAGATGAGCCACATCAGGATTTTAGAAAAGCTCCGCGGCTACGGCAAGCCCGTGATTCTCTCCACCGGAGCGCACGGAGGGCACGACATAGGTTATGCGCTGGACCACCTCGGAAGCACGCCGACCACGCTTATGTACTGCGTAGCGAACTACCCGGCAAAGCACGTTGACCTTCGGGTGATGAGCCTGCTTCGCAAGCGCTTCAAGCGCCCGGTTGGATTCTCAGACCACACGCTGGACATTGCGGAGATTCCAAGGCGCGCAGCGGTTAAGGGTGCGGCGGTAATAGAGAAGCACTTCACAGCAATTCCAGACGTGGACACGCCAGACCGGGACCACTCGCTTAACGTCGACCAGTTTAAGACCATGGTGCAGGCCGTTCGAGGTAGCCTAGTTCCTCGCATTGGGTATACTGGCGAAGAAAACGACATGGTATCCCGGCATAACCGGAGGCTGATCGCAACACGAGACATTGCTCCCGGTGATGTGCTCCAGGAGGGCGTGAACTTCGGAATTTACAGGAGCCTGAAGGACGACATAAAAGGGTTAAGCCCGTTTGCCGTTGGTCAGGTTCACGGCAAGACCGCCAAGGCAGCGATTGCCGCGGGCGATGGGATCGGGCCGGGGGATGTATGAACAAGTGCGAACCGGCACCGCCACCAAGATATTATAGGCATTCGGCGCCCAAGGCGGATGGGCTTAATTATGCTGAGACCAAGAAGAAAGGACCGCCATTCCTCGCCTTTTCCGGTCCTTCGTTTGATGGAGGCAGCAGGCCAATAAGAAAACGAGCATATTACCGAGCCATGAATAGAGGCGAGCGGTGGGGGGCGTTTGTTGTTTCTAGAATTAATATATGGGCTTTCACCAGACACGGTAGAGACAAGTGGTGGGACGAACTCAGGGCGGCCAGCATGCGGAGGTAGCTCCCACGCTTAACTTACAGAAATAACAACTTACAGGACACCTCAAACGCCGGACGTGTATCCTGTCAGACGCCCTAGAGTTCACCCCACACAGTAAGAACCAGGAGCGCGCGCTGTTCACGCCCAAGCGCATCCTGCTTTTAGGCACCGGCACCCAGTGGGGTAAGACCCAAGTGGGTGGGCTTCGCATGAAGATGAAGCTCCACCAGTACACCGATCCCGCTGACAACTTCATCATCACCGCACCGACCTATAAAACGCTTATGCAATCCACAATGCCGGCGTTCCTGCGGCTCATGGACGGCTATGGCGTCTACAACAAGAAAGACGACGTTTTTAAAATGCACTCGGGCGGCACGGTCTACTGTCGAACGGAGACTGACCCAGACTCGATCGTCGGCATTACGAACGTAAAGCACATATGGGGTGACGAGGCAGGAAAGTACCGCCTCTACTTTTGGGAGAACATGCAAGCCCGCGCCGACTTCTGCGGGTGCGGTATCGACCTGACCACATCACCCTACGCGCTGAACTGGATCTACACCGAGCTCATCAAACCGTGGAAGTCCGGGCGACGAACCGAAGATCTGGAAGTCATCTCGGCCGCATCATGGGAAAATCCATACCATTCACTGCACGACCCCAAGAAACTAGCGGAAAAACGTGCCACGATGGACCTCCGGCGCTTCAACATGATTTACGGCGGCGAGTGGAACCGCATGGAGGGGCTGGTCTATGACTGCTGGGACGATCCGCAAAACCTTGTCGATCCGTTTCAGTTGCCGGTGGGCACGAGGTACTACGGCGGCATCGACTGGGGATACTATCCCGACCCGTTCGCACTCAAGATCAGGGCCATTACACCGGACGGCCGGCACTATGGAGTGTCCGAATTCGTGAAAAACAAGCTCACGATTACCGACATCATCCAGGTTGCGAAGCAAAAGATTCAGGTGTTCGGAGTGCAGAGGTTTTTCTGCGACCCATCGCAGCCCGGATACATCGAGGAGATGAATCGAAACGGGTGCCCCGCGGAGGGCGCCGATAACGACATCCGCCGCGGCATCGATCTGCATTACGAGCTGGTGAAAAGCAGGAAGTACAAGGAATTCAAGGGGCACTGCCCGCACAGCGCGGACGAGCGGGAAACCTACCACTATCCAGAAGCCAAGGACTTGAAGCCAGACGAGAACTCGAAAGAACAAAACCCGGTGGATCAGTCGAACCACTGCATGGACGTGGACCGCTACTTGACGATGATGACCTACCGCAAGGAAGAAAAGCACTCGCCAAAGGTTGCAGGACAGAGTAAAAAGTATAAGAATAGATTGGACGAGCTCAAGAACAGCTACAAGCGGCGCGACGAAGAGCGCTTTTCGTAAATTACAGAATCTAAAACTTAATCCCTTACAAATTACAGCAGAGCACCGAGGATCCCATGATCTACGAGTACCGCTGTGTAAAGTGCGAGCAGAAGTTCGACGTTGTAAAGTCTGTGAAGGACATCGACGTTAACGAGTTCTGCCCACACGACGGCGCCCCAGCCGAGCGCGTCTTTGTGCCGACTCGTGTTTACTTCTCTGGCGCTGCAGTGACGCACGCAGAATACAACCCAGGGCTTGGGTGCGTGGTGAAGAACAAAGCTCACAAAGACGACATCTGCAAGCGCCGCGGACTGGTTGAGATCGGGAACGACTTCAAGAAGCCAGACACAATTCACAAAACATTTAGCGAAGACCGAGAAGCCAAGCGCAAAAAGCGCTGGGAGAGCGACGACTAATGGCTGAGATTCCAATGCTTCAAGAGCACCAGGCGCCCGATCTGTCCACGCAGCCGGGGGGATACGCCCCAAACGCCGAAGAGAAACGGGCAATCAAGCTCGTGAATGGGCTGTTTGACAAGGCCAAGAAACACCGCAAGAAATACGACGAGAAGTGGCTCGATAACTACAAGATGTTCAGAGGCAAGCAGTGGAAGGAGCAGCGCCCCTCCTACCGGCACTCTGAAGTCATCAACTTCATTTTTCAGAGCATTCAGAGCGTTATTCCCATTCTGACGGACGCCCGCCCGCGGTTTGAGTACATGCCCCAAGAGCCATCTGACATGGAGTTCGCCAAGGTTCTTTCGGACGTTGCGGCAAGCGATTGGGACCGGGGTAACTGGCTCATGCAATTGGCCGAAAACATTTACGACGCGCATTTTTACGGCACTGGCTTCGGGTACATGGGGTTTGACCAGAAGGCGCTGATGGGTGTTGGCGCGATCGATTTTGAGAGTGGAGACCCGTTCTACTGCTTCCCCGACCCGAACGCGCGGGAGGTCAACGACAAGCGCGGAAAGTAGAAC